GTCGAGCATGTGCTGCAACTGGAAGTAAGCTGACCCTTGGTCGATCTCCTTCTTCTGTAGCACGTCCTCTGGAATGAGCATAGGGTCCACTGCCTGACCGCGAGTACCGGACGGCCCACCACCTTCTACGAGGCCGGGGTTTTCTGCGATACGATCTGCGATCATCGGAGCCAGGTGAGGCCCGTAGTTCTCTTGCTCTTTGTCTGTTGGGTAGCGTCCAGGCCAAATGCGAATAGCGTAACCCCGGCTATACAAGCCGTTGTACACACTGTCGATTGACTGGGGTGTTCCCAGGTAGATGATGTCACCCGTCGAGCAGATGGATGTAAAGTCTTTGGTGAGGTGCCGTAGACGCTCACGCTGTACCTCTGTTTGCGAGTTCTTGGAACTCTCGATGTCATCAGCAATGAGTACATCAGCACGGCGACCCTGCATGTTCGATGTGATACCGAGACACGCGATGCTGGGAGACTTCTCAGGACCTTTCAACTCGTGGTGCACGTCGAAGCCTTTGACAGACACCCGGTCCCCTGCCGCCCGATCAGGGCGAAGGCACTCAAGGATGTCCATGTTCATAACGATCTGGATCACCCAGTTAGAGATTTCAGAAGCCATGTCACCGCCAGAGGATATGATCAGCACCCGGGTTGTCGGGTCGTGAATAAGTCGCCACACCGCGTAGACCGCAGTGATAGTCGTCTTGGCTTGCCCACGCTGAGCCTGTACCATGCGGTATGTCGGACCATACTGGAGCCAGTCACCAATGTCAAGCTGGACATCGCTGCATTTGAAACCCAGTAGGTCCGTAATCACATCGTACAGGAACGGCTCAAACGTAGGGTACGCCTTGCGGAGCATTTCAAGCTCCTCCCAGCGACCCGTGCTACGCATGGCCAGTTACCGGCAGGCTATCCAGAGACGTGCGGCCTTGACGCCGCTTACGCTCTTTGTCCTGCAAACGCTTCTCCAGAGCCGATAGCTCTTCGATCTCGTCCTCGTCAAAGCTGATCTCGTTGTCCTTCAAGAACTTCGATACAGCAGACAGCAGAGCCGGGTTCACGCTGAAGCCTTGCCCTAGCGTTTGCGCGATCTTCTTCAGAGCGTTCGCAACATCCAGGGCGTCTTCTGTGTCCAGGTCATCAAGGTCGATCAGTGCGATGTCCCGAGCGCGTTCTGCAAGTGTCAGATCGCCCTCTACCGCTTCCAGGCTCTTGGTGAACACCTGGGCCAGCAGCGCGTGCAACGCGCCAAGCTGGCTCTCTTTAGCTGAACCTTTAGCCATGAATACCTCCTAGCTCAAAATCATACCCACGATAGTCAGTCCCATAGGGATGACCACCGCCATGACACCCAGAACACCTGCTTGCTTCCACTGGAACTTTTCCAGCTTGCCAATGCGCTCTGAGTGCGCGTTCATGCGGTCGGTCATCAGCTTCTCAAGCTCTTTATGATCGGACTTCAGGGTGTCTTGGGATGCGACGAGACCAGTAAGCATAGCTTTGATCTCGCCCAGCATCATGTACAGTTGGTTGTCTTGTTCGTTTTGCATTATGAGACCTCCAGGGTCACGTCCAGGTACAACCTAGCGCCTGTAACTAGCACCTGCGTGTCTGTGGTAAATCGGTGGTCCACTACGTCCGCAGAGGCGTCCCCACTCGCGTTAATAAGGCACCGTGCAGGTTGCAACGGTAAGTCGAAGCCAGAGCCAAACAGGTCCATCATAGCCACGCCGCGAGTACTGTTGATCACGTTAGTGAACAATCCAGTATCGGTACCAATGTCTTCCAGGTTGAAGTCAATGGAGATTACGCTGTCTGCGGGTGTTGAAATGGCCAGTCCGTTGAATAGTACCTCGGCTGTAACGTGGCAGAACCGGCCTGTGCGAAGCATGCGCAGACGAGTGATACCGTCTTCCACTGTACCACCAGCACCGCCAGAAGCACCGTTGTTCCATGATAGGAAGAACTGTGCCCCGATAGCCGGGTTGTTCTCTGAGAAGTCCGTCTGGTCTATGGATGATGGTGCGGCGAGGGCCACATCACGGGCTTCTTCAGCCTCGTCTCGGAACACCTCGGCCTGATTACGTAGCGTTTGGGCCTGATCCCGGCTCGTAGCCGCCGCGTTGGCGGATGCCGTGGATGCCGAGGCGTTCGACTGCGCCGTAGACGCAGCACTCTGAGCAGAGTTGCGAGATGCCAGTGCAGCGGTCGCAGATGCAGCAGCGCCGTCCTCTGCGTTCTCCGCAGCAACCTTAGCAGACTGCGCAGTCTGGGAAAATCCTAGAGCTACGTTAGCTGCGTCGATGGCGTCTGATAGCGCTGCGCGAGTGTCTGCCAGCACTGCATTCGCCGCTGCGAGAGCGTCGGCTACCGCCTCGGACAAAGCTGTGTCGATACCGTCCAGCACCTCGTGTACCACCATCACCGAATAACGGAAGGCGGTGTTAAGGTTCTGTCGGATCGCGGCTCCTGGAGCCAGGAAGTCTACGGGAAGGTCGGTGACGCTGACTTTGCGCTGCCGTACCACGATGTCTCCCGTCTGGAGTGTGCCGATGACCCGGATGGTGTTGTCGTCAATGTAGTCGAACTGACGGAACACCTGTTCTCCGAGGCCATCGACCTCTCCCTCGACGTACACACGAACGTCATTCCGGTTGATGAACCCCAGCGTGAAGCTCAGGTCAAAATCGTTGCTACCTGTGAAGGCAGTCTTGAGTATTGAGAAGCCCATGCTGAGGTCCTTTCTATTCTCTCCAGGTTGGGGTTTTAATCGAGTATCCGGTGCAGTCCCGGAAGGTTGCTAAACGGCAGCGCCCGGAGGCTCTGTTGATCGTACCAGTCGTCTTCTCCGGTGATCGTGTCAGCAATCGCGCCCGGTAAGCGGGATGCTCGATTTAACTGTGAAATTACGGGCGGCGTATAATCGCTGTGTGGCCCGTATGCGTTAAAACGCAGGTCCTCAAGGCCCAACGCCGTCATCGCAGGATCGTGGAACATCGGTATCCATCCAAGCATGTTCGAGTAGCTGAACGCCAGTCGAGACCGCTCTTCCAGTGTGCGCTCTTTTCCATCTACGGCATCACGCACTGAGATAGCCATGCCCGCAGTAGCTACACCCGCCAGCAAGGTCGCTAGGCCCTGGGTGTCGTTGTGCCGCAGGTTACGGACGAACTGCTTCTGGATGGCCTGTAGCGGGAACGTCTTGAGGTGCGTCATGATTGCTCCCCAATGCGTGGACATCCAAGCGTCCTGCTCACCAGCCATGCTCTTCTGCACAACCTGGTTCATGTTCCGGGTAATAGCAGAGGCGAACGTGTCGGCGAACGTGGGGTCCCACTTGTTGATGTTGATGCGGTTCACGTACCGTTGACCTTTACGCTCAGCCATCTCGATCACTCCGCTGTTCAGCAGTTGCTCTAACTGCGTAAACGCTTCTTGATCAAGTCCCAGGTCTGCCTGGAAACGGCGCATTAGCTTCTCGTCAATGCTGTTCCCTGTGCGCATGCTCTCGTCTGCTGCACGAACCACTCGGTCAACTATGCCCATAGACGCGATACGCTGCTGGTATCCTCTAACAGAGTTGAATGCACTGATCATAGACTGCACGTACTCCCCTCTTGAAGAGAAGCGCGAGGCAAGTCCAACAATGCCATCTTTGTCCGTACGAGACACGTCATCAAGGTCCAACCACTCTGCAAAAGTGTCGTGGTCGAAACCAAGATCGCCCATGATGTAGGACATGTCGTCAAGCAACTCTTTGTTGCCTGCCTTGAGTTCCTTGTCAAACGCAGCAGTAACGCCGCGTCTGGCCCAGTTCTCATAACCCACTTGCACGATGGACGCGCCTGTCTCGCCAAGCTGGGCGAAAGCTACCTTGCCCAGCAGAGCCAAGTTGGTAAGACGTTTTATAGTGGCTATCTCTGTACCCACGCCTTCGTTGATGCCGGAGAACGATGTGTAGCCGTGCACCGGCCCGCCGTTGAAGTTCGAGAACATGGCGCGGATCAAGTCCGCATCCATCACTTCCTCCCCAAGAGCGCGTTGCTCTGTCTGGGCTGCTGTGATGAAGCTCTCTCGCTGTGCGCGGTTGGTGATGCCGATACGGGCCAAGGCCGCTGATCCCGCAGCGCGTCGGGCGTATCGCTGCCACACGCCATGCAAGTCCTGATCCAACAGGTCAACGATGCGTACATCCGAGCCATCCGAGGTAGGTATCTGCATGGACAGGTCAATCTCGTTCCGGGACTTCGCAAAGTTCTCCTTCCCTTGATCTTCCAGCTTGCCGGTCAGTCGCTCGATCAGAGCTTCAGCCTCGGCGTCCTTCATACCGTTGTTCAGCAGGCTTTCACGCAGAAACTCTCGACCGTCGCCAGACAGGAGGTTAACGAGGTTGGTGTCAACTTCAGTCTCCCGGGCCACTGCGCGATTGATCACCGCTCCCGCCACGGCCCGCCAGTCGTCGGCGGATGTGCCTGGGTTAGCTTTAGTGTATGCGTTAGCCATGCTCTCTGTGACATCATCTCGGCGGATAATCCCAGCTTGCTCCAGTTCCATCATGCGGCGAGCCTGCCACATCTGCGGAGAATAGCCTACTCGATCAGGGAAACCCTCAAAGCCATCCACGGCTGTTTGACCTTCCCGGCCACGCAGCGTGCTGACGCCATTTTGTGCAGCTTGCTCGTACGCCTTGGCAGCCTGGATGACCTCTGGATCACGAGAAGTCGGGGTGCGTCCCATAGCCATCTCGTTCCTGTGCAGCATGATCTCTCGATTGAACTGACGCAGGCCTTGGTCGCTGATGCCAAATCCGCTGCCCATAGAAGTCTGGTTGTTACGCCGTGCCCAGCCGTTCGCGGCAGTGCTGACATCTCGTGCAATCGGGGTCATGATCACGCGGTGATAGTTTTCCATGCCTGCGGCGGCAGTGTACTGCCCCCGACCAAGACCATGTGGACTTTCGAACACGTTGGCTGCCATGAAGTTCAACACTGCACTGTCGCTCTGGTAAAGTGATCGGAAGTTACCTGTCGTCAAGTTGAATGCACCTGACATGGCCACTCTCGTCCACCACTCTTCGCTGTCTGCGAGCTTTTGATCACGCCACCCACTGTTGTGGATGTTGTCTTCAGCCTGCCGTACGATACGCTCAGTTGTCTCCGACACGGAGCCGGTAGGATCAAGAGACAGGTCTGTACGACGAACTCCTGGCTGCAAGGTCACTGCCTGTGCACCTGCGGTGCTGTCTACGAGGTCTTGCACTTGTGCTGACCCCTCCGCCACTGTATCCCCGATTTGTAGTACGGGTGCAGTGCTAGGGTTTGTCTCCACCTTAGCGGTCAAGGCAGGGTTGTCCTCGGCCACCATCCTGTGCAGTTGATCCCGCGCCGCTGCGATGCCAACGTCGCGATCTCCCCGTAGTATAGGGTTTGCCACACCAGCCATCAGGGCTGTCGTCAGGGCAACGTCTGCCACGGCTGTCCAGCCTCGGGTCTCTGTCCAGTTCGCCTCGGCAGCGCCAATAACCGCACCTGCCTGGAGGCCACCAGATAGTCCCGTGGCCGCAGAGGAGAGGCGCAAAGAAGCCTGCGGAGACAATCCCAGCGCTTTACCTGCTGCGAGAGCCTTACCTGCGACCTGCGCCGCCTTGAAGCCACCGCCAGTCATAAGCGCCAGCGGCAGATCAACGTCCACCAGTCCACCTGCCATCAGAGCGAGGTTGTCGCCAAGTCCGAACTGGTTGGCCTGCCGACGCCCGCGCTCAAGCTGCTGCATGATACGCGCACGTGCCCGCTGGGCGGATGCCAGATTGTTGCCTTGGAAAATCTCTTCATGGTACTGTGAAGGAATGCCTTCGATCAGGGCGTCGAAGTTGTCCTCCTTGTAATTCTCTGAAGGGCCTGCACGCTCACCAAACAGCAGGACCTCACCCACGGCCAACGTAGCGTTGCCGATAAGGCGAGGATCGAGCGCCGAGGTAGGCGCTTCACCTGTCTGTTCAATGGTGCGGTCCCTTGCAATGCGCCCACCTTCTTCACGGGCAAGCTGCAACCCTTGACCCAGGGCTGTTCCCTGGAAGCCTTCTGACACGTTTTCCAGAACGGTGCGGTCGTCGGCCTGACGCTTGAGGTCTTCATAGCGCCCAGTGCCGGGAACTACCCACTCGGGTTCGTTCGCCAGGAGTTCGTCAAGAGTTGCCATAGCTTGCCCTTTCAGTTATCGCATTGCGCTGCCCGCTCTTGGTGATGCGGCAGCAAATGGGTCGGCGCTCTCTTGCGTTAGATTGCGCCGGTGGTTCTGCATGAATAGTGTACCGACCTCTCTTGGGTCGATAGCGATGGTGTCAAAGTGCCCGCCTTCCGGTCGGCTAACTTCAATGTACATCTGACCCGACATTGGGTCTATACGTGGGATGAACGGCCTGACGCCGGTAAGCAGAGTGTCTGCCTGGTCAGTAGGCGTACCTGTGTCTTCTCCACGGATGAAGTCAGGCAACCAAACAGGCAGCCCTTCCGCAAACGTAGTCTCCGTCAAGAACGGGTGCTGCTCGCGCACTTCATCAGTGCGCAGGTAGTCCATCAGGGCGGTGTTGAACACACCATCCTGTCCAGCAAACTCTACGGCGTTGCCTCCGAAGAAGGCTTCACCGAAAGACTGTCCCCGAGGTAGTTGGACCACCTCTCCCGCTATCACTGTCGTGCGCTGTTGTACACGGCGGGATGCCGCATCCATCAACTCTCCAGGTCGAGCCGTTGGGCTTAGCCGGTACGCTTGCTCCAGTTCGTAGCGAAGCTCTTCACGCATAAGGTTCGTGTTATCCTCGCTCCAGATGGGCTGACGATCAGTGCTGGTCATATCGAAGACCTGAGACAAGTTAGCGTCGTCTTGCCATATAGCGTGCAGAAAGCCTATCTCGTTCTCTTCCAAGAACGCTTCCATAGCTCCGTTGACAAGCTCCTGTCCACGTGCACTCTGTACGAATGCAGCGGGGTCTCGCTCTTGGTCTGGAGTAGCCTTACGCACACCGACTGCACGAACTGCGCCGATGACCGGCCCGTCCCCTGCGTTGTGCAGAATAGCGTCGATGTCTCCACGGTGTTCGGGGTCGATGTATTTGTCTGCCAGGGTCGGGTTCTGCTGGGCCATGTTGCGGTACGCTTCAACAGCCTCGACGTACTCTGGTCGAGGGTTGCCATCTTTGTCAAGTGCACCCAAAGTCAGGTGCCCGTTCATGACGCGGCGCATACGGTCGTCAACGACCCCAGACTGCGCCAGGAATTGCTGCTGCTCGTTCATAACGAACTGCGCTTGCTCTTCCTGTTTGATGTCTCCACGTGCCACCGCATCGGCACCCAGTTGGATCAACTGCTGCTCGTTCTCGCGGATAGCCCTCTGACGCAACTCGTTTGATATTCCTGCGTCTCCTAGAGTGCCTGAAGCGATTGCTTGCGCGATCACCATACCGTCTTGGTGATGTTGACGAGCAGCATCCCGGGCTTCCGTATCACGCTGTGAGATGGTGCGCACATCGCGTACCACATCATTAGCGTCTAGCTTTACGCCGGTCTCGTTGCTGAGTTCGCGCATGCGTCCGAAGAAGGCTTCCTGTGCCTCAGCCAAGCGCTCTGTTGGTTGTTGTCCTTGGGACACCGCCTGAGCGATGCTCTCGAACTCCTCCCGAGCGCTCTCCAGTCCTAACTCGAACTGTAGGGCATTTCCGCGCGTCTCGTCATCGACCGCAGACGCGACCGCTGCTGTAGCCACTCCGCTGAGCACATCGGCCTCGTGGCGGACAGTTCCAAGTGTACGCTCAGCACCATAGCGCGTAAGGCGGTCTGCATTGCGTCGATCCCACTCACCACGATCAATAATGCCTCGTTCAAATAGAGCATCGTCTGCATCCCTTTCTGGTTGCATCTGGGCTTCCACCTCAGCAGCTTGCCGTTGGAAAACCTGGTTACGTGTGTCCATAGCGCGTTGCATGCGCTGCCTAGGACTGTACAGCACTTCCTGGTTGGCCTTACCATGTTTGCTAAGGTAATCTGTCAGTGATGTGCCCAACTCGTCGGATGGGTTGTATTGTCCGCCTGACCGCACAAAGCGTTGCATACCGCCAGCACCACCTAAGTGGCCTACAGCGACCAGCCCGCTAAGCGTGACCTCGACACCGTTGATGGTGCTACCGATTGCGCCTGTAGCGTTCGCCTTCACAATGAGGTCGCGTACGTGCCAACGGTTAATCTCTCGCTGCTCGCCTTTGCTCATGCGAGAGAACTGAGCAGGTGTGATTTTAGGACCGCCTACTGCGTTGCGGTAGTCGTCTAGTCGTCCCTGACCCATCTGGATCAATCCACCGAACTGTCGGCTGTCCACGTTTGTACGGAAGGCTCCGGCATCGCCAGAACTCTCGGTGACAGTCAAGCTGTCGATGATAATGTCCGCCTGTTGCGTCAGGTCTCCCTGAGCTACTGCTGTATCCAACAGAGCACCGCGTGTTGACTGCGCCACCGCTTGACCCTCTTCAGCACCGCTGTAAATCGCGCCAGCTTCTTGACCGTTCATGGTGATACCATGCTCGGCGTACATGATGCTCAGGGCCTCTACGGCAGCCATAGGCTCCATACGACCGTTCTCCACGTCGAGCATAAGCTGGCTCTCGGATTGCATCAGTTCGGCGTTGTACTCCTGACGCCGCCGTTGCTCAAAGCGGTTCTTCGAGGACTTGATTGCGTTCTGTTGGTCAGTGGTCAAGTTCTCGCCCAACAGGTTGGCGTTTGTCAAGGCAGCGAAGGCCAGAGGGTTATCATTGTCGAACGCCCGGATCACACCGGATACAGTGGCCGCGCGTCGGCGGTCATCTGCCAAACCTGCGGTGGCTGATCCCTCGCCGCCTTGAGCGAAGTTGATCAACTGATCTACCGCCGTAGGGTCACCGTCTCAAAGTTCTTCTGCTCCCGCCACTCCAGGTTTGCTGTCATGTGGCGATTAACCAGGGTAGGCATCTGGTTTAGGAGTTGGTCCCGTGCCAGTTCCGCAGTACGCGGATCGCCCGAGGCATCCAGGATACCCTCTGCCCGGTTCATGAAGTGTGCCCGGTATTGCTCCGGGTCCATCTCGTACAAGCCCTGGGCGATCTCTGTCTGCTGGGCCGTAAGAAGCCCGGATGCCATCTGCTGTGCTTGCACAACG